CGTTACAAGAGACACAATATTTAGCGCGTCAGTGGCCGGCCTTGTGTGGCGAGCCGATCACGCCTGGTCAATGGCTGCTGAAGAAACCAAGGCTTTTGGGTTTGTGGTTCCATTGACCGAAATAGTGGCGCTGGCGCGTGAATACTTCACCAACTCCACCGGCATCAAGGTTGATCTGTACCAAGCTAGCTTTACTGGCGGCGAGGCGATGACAACCGTTCCGCGCCGGCTCAAGTATCGAGGCAGGCCGGTTCCGGTGCAGTTCTACTCAGGGGTTACGCCTGGCCCGCTGACTGATCGCATAACTGGATTTCAAGCGGCTTCGACTAACAGCGTGCGCGTCGGCCTGCGCGGTGATCTGCAGCCGTTTGTGCATGATTCGCTAACAAGCTATGTGATCGTAATAACGAACACAGGTGTCGGCTCGCAGTTGTTCAGCTTTGCGGTAGACTTCCGCCTAATGTTCCCCGGTGAGGATGAGTGACTAATGACTGAGCAAGAGCAAGACGACGCCCTGCAGCAAGCCGAGAACGACCGACTGAATGACTTGGACGGTGATGGCGACTAGACTGTCAGCGCCGAGTAGGCCAACAGCACACAACCCGGCCAAGCGCCGGGTTTTTGTTTAGAGTGCCGCGTCGACGGCTACGGAGGGGATCGATGGGCGGTGAGGATTCAGACATGGGCGACCGCAGAACGCTGAACCAAGCAAGTCTTGAGCTGCTCGACTTCCGAGTTAAGCAGCTTGAAGACGAGCGGATGCCGCACCGTATGCAGGCAGCAGAATCAATGATGAAGCAGCTACAGAGCGACGTGCGCGAGATCGCGAAAGAAACCACGGAGTTCGGAAAGAAACTCGACGGGGCCTTGCAGGATTTCCATGACAACCAGCTGCGCTTTATGACGTCATCGAAAACCATCCTATGGCTGGCGAGCGCGGTAGGCGCTGCAATCGTCGCAATCATCACCTGGGGGCCTACGGCCTTGCGTATGATTGCGGCTATCCCACCGCAGTAAGGACCACACAACATGGCAATGGGTAGACCGACCAAATACAAGCCTGAGTTTGTCGCGCAAGCTGAAAAGCTGTGCAACGTGATGGCTGCAACTGACGCCGAGCTGGCCGCTTACTTCGGCTGTGCGCTTAGCACGTTGCACGTCTGGAAACTGCAGTATCCCGAGTTCGCCGCAGCACTGGCCGCGGGCAAAGGCCCGGCTAACGACCGGGTGGCCAAGTCCCTTTACGACCGAGCCATGGGCTACAGCGTCACCGAAACCGATATTCGCGTGGTGCAGGGCAAGATTGTGAAAACCGAGGTGGTGAAGCATTACCCGCCTGACGTGGTGGCCATGATCTTCTGGCTGAAGAACCGTGACAGCTCCAAGTGGTCGGACAAATCTGAGGTGGATCTTAACGTCAAGGACAACCTGGCCGACAAGATGGCCGAGGCCCGCGCCAGGATCAAAAAGCTGAAAGATGACGGAAAGGCCAAAGGCTGATGGGCGCCCGCGAGGTCATAGACCCCGAGGATATGCTGCTGGAGGACATAGCCAGCTTTACGCATGACCCGGAGGGGTTTGTCGATTATGCGTATCCCTGGGGGAAGTCCGGCGAGCTGGCAACGGTAGCCGGGCCGCGGGCATGGCAGCGCGACACACTCAAGACGATAGGCGCACATCTGCAAGACGAGGCCACACGGCACCAGCCGTTGCTGCTGGCCGTTGCGTCCGGCCACGGTATCGGAAAATCAGCGTGCATCAGCATGATCGTCGACTGGGCTATGTCGACGTGCGAGGACTGCAAGGTCATCGTCACGGCCAACACCGAAAAGCAGCTGACCACAAAGACCTGGCCGGAAATCACCAAGTGGCTACGCCTGTCGATCAACTCCCACTGGTTCACGCCAACGGCCACGGCCATATCAAGCATTGATCCCAAGCACCTGCGCTCATGGCGTGCGGACGCTGTGCCATGGTCAGAAAGCAACACCGAGGCATTCGCCGGCCTGCACAACAAGGGCAAGCGAATCGTCCTGATCTTCGACGAGGCGTCGAACATCGCTGACAAGGTGTGGGAAGTGGCCCAGGGCGCGCTGACGGACGAAGACACAGAGATTATATGGATCGCCTTCGGTAACCCGACCCGCAATAGCGGGCGCTTTCGTGAGTGTTTCACGCGCTTCAAACACCGATGGGTGACCAAGCAGATCGATAGCCGAACCGTCGACGGCACCAACAAGGCAGAGATTGAGAAATGGCGGCAGGACTTCGGGGAAGATTCCGATATGTTCCGTGTCCGTGTCCGTGGTCTATTCCCGAGGGCATCCAGCTTGCAGCTAATACCAAACGACTGGGTGGCAGAAGCCCAAAAGCGCCAGGCGGCTTATGGCCCAAGCGATGCGCTTGTGTGCGGCATCGACATTGCCCGCGGCGGCGACGACAACAACGTTATCCGATTCCGGCGCGGACTGGACGCCCGAAGCATCCAGCCGATCAAGATCCCGGGCAGTGAAACCCGCAACACAACGCTATTCATCGCCAAGGTGTGCACGGTGGTGCAGGACAATAAGCCCGACGCTGTGTTTGTCGACTCCACTGGGCTTGGTGGCCCTGTTGCTGACCAACTGCGCCGGCTTATGCCTGGTGTGCCGATCATTGATATTGGTTTTGCTAACAGTGCCCCCGACAACCACTACGCGAATATGCGCACTTACATTTGGTGGAAGATGCGTGAGGCGCTGCAGGCTGGCCTGGCCATTGAGGAATCACCAGAGCTTGAAACCGAGCTGACCGCGCCGGAGTACGCACACAACAACCGCGACCAGCTGGCCCTTGAGAAGAAGTCTGACCTGAAGAAGCGCATCGGCGTGAGCCCGGATGATGGGGACGCGCTGGCGCTGACCTTTGCCATGCCGGTGATGAAGCTCAAGCATCAGCACCAGGGCGCAAGCACCGGCTGGGATCCGTACACGGGCGAGCAACAGCAAACAAACGAATGGGATCCCTACGCATGATTCAGCATTTCTGGATGGCGCCAGGCGACTACTGCCTGGGCGCAAGCATCATCCCGGCGGTCTACTACGATCTGCCTGAATTCCGAGAAGGTGGGGCGCTTGAGGACGTGGCCAGGCGTATGCTTGAAGCCACTGAAGGGCTTAGTCGCTGCGAGCTTCTGGCAATGCAGGACGGCAAGCTGGTTGGCTTTGCCTGCGTAGTCGAGGACGACGATATGCACGTTGGTCGGTGCCTAACGCTTCAGTGGCAGTATGTTGTGCCAGAGCATCGCGGGAAAATAGGCGGAGAGTTCCTGCGGTGGCTAGTCAAGACCGGGCGAAAGCTCGGTTTTCCTTTTGTGGCCTATTCTCACCGGGTAAATAATCGGCACTACGCAATCAAGTACAGGAGAGTCAACCATGGGTAAGAAGATCGGCAAGATTCTAGGCGCTGGCTTTGGCAGCACAATTTTAAGCGGGATGATGGGGACGGGCGACAAGCCAAAAGACCCAGTGATGCCAGAGGCGCCAGCCGCGACACCAACAGCGGTTTCCGAAGAGACGCTTGATGCACGCGAGGCGCAGCGCAAGCGGCAACTGGCAGCTGCAGGCTTGGGCGGCACCAACCTTACCGGCAGCATGGGTCTGGGCGCGGCCAATACCTCTGTGAAAAGCCTGCTAGGGAGCTAACCAATGCCACGCATTGACTTGAAAGAAGCGCAGCGAGTAAGCGCAAAGGGCGAACAGCTCAAGCAAGACCGAGACTCAAAGTGGCTGCCAAAGTGGAAGCTTCAGCGCGATTACTTGTCTCCTTCCGAGGGTCAATTCGAGGGCGATGAAATAAACGATGGCAAGCGCCGCGACCAGAAGATGAACAACAAGCGGCCTATCCGGTCGGCGCAAACGCTGGCTGCTGGCATGGCCAGCGGCATGGCCAGCCAGGCACGGCCTTGGTTCAATCTGGAAGCCCCAACCGGTGTGCCGCGAACAAGCAACGTCATGCGCTGGCTGTTTGAAGTGCAAGAATCGATGCGTAACGTTCTGGCAAAGTCGAACCTCTACAACATCCTGCCGCAGCTGTTTCATGCGCAAGGCGTCTATGGCACTGGCTGCATGGCTGCGCTGCCTGACGAGCAGGACGTGGTGCGTTTCTACCACTACCCCATTGGCACCTATGCCTTGGACACCAGCGCCCGCGGCGTAGTGGACACGTTTTATCGTGAATACACGATGACCGCGCGGCAAATGCTGCAGCAGTTCGGCAAGGAGAGCCTGAAGCCAAACACGGCGATGATGGCCGAGAAGGGCAGTCTTCTTGCCATTAACGTTTGCCACCTGGTCGAGCCAAACCCTGATGCGGATACTGCGCGAGCAGACAACCTGTCGATGCCCTGGCGGTCAACGTATTGGGAAGAAGGCAGCAGTGACGGCTTGGTGCTGCGTCAAAGCGGATTCCAGACGTTCCCAATCATGGCCCCGCGCTGGGA